GCACCAAAGGCCGCCGCGATGCCCGCTTGGACGAATGGATAACCCGGGAAGAAACCGGTAATTGGTGAACTCTGGGCAGTCTTGAAGGCGTTTTGTACGGCCTCAACACTTGAGATGGTCGTTTGAGCCAAAGACAACGCCTTTTGAATCTTGAAGTTTCGGCGGGCCTGTTTTTCGTTCTGCGTCCCAAACGCCGCTTGTAGGGCTTGAATGGCGTTGAATGCGTTTTGGAAGCACCCACTACCTCTTGGGCGGATACCTTCTCACGCTCCACCCTCTCCTCGGCGTACTTCTCCTCGATCTCCGCTTTCTTCGCCTCGAACTCTTCCGTGAGTTGTTCTTCGCCTTCGCCGAACTCACGAGCGAGGGCCAACTTTGCCTCGTAATCCTCCCGGAGTTTGATGAGTTCCAACTCCTTCTCTGTGGCCAGCGCCTCGGCCAGTTCCTTGCGGCGTTCGAGTTCGGCTTGTTGGCGCTCAATCTCTGCGTCTTCCTCGGCTTGTCTTTGTGCTTCGGCTTCCGCGTTAAGGGCAAAGAGAGAGTTTTGGAGTTCCGTTTGAAGGGTCAAACTTGCGGTCCGTGCGTCCGCCGCTGCGATCTCGGCGTCTGCCACCGCTTGCAACCTTTCATCCGTGGCGCCTTGCAACTCAATCTCACGACGCAGTAGCTCGGCACGTTGTTCAGCGATGCGTACATTTTCGTCGGCGATTTGCTTGTCAATGGCTGCCGCCTTCTCCGCTGCCGCGATTCGGTCTTCAATGGACAAGCGAGCGTCGTCACGTTGGCGCTTGAGTTCCTCTACCTCGGCTCGGCTTTGTGCCGTAGTCACGGCCAAGTCCCTCTCGGCATCGCTCAACGCTTGCAATTGACGTTCAAGGGCGGTTGCCTGGGTGACGGCTTCGGCGGTGCCTTTGGCATACTCCACCACGGCCACCGTTGCCTCGGTTATTTTGTCTGTGAAGTCGGTAACTCCGAGGGCCACTTGTGCGACCGCATCCGCCGCCACCTTTCCCGCTGCGCCAAACTCCCCTTTGAAAAGCAAGCCGATTGCCTCACCAAGTCGAGGTATGAGGTTCAAAAGTCCCTCAAATCGGTTGACGATGTTTTCAACGATGAGGTCTTTGAAGTCGAGAATAGCTTGCTTGGGGTTGCTGAATGCCTCAAACAACTTTTCGCCCACCAACTGCCCGAATTCAATGAGGTCGTTGAAGATAACACCAAGCGCGGCCGTAGCCACTCCCAGCGCATCCGCCACCTTTTTATTTTCGGTAAACGCCACAACCAGCTTGGCCAACAATGCCACAAGCAACCCAATGCCCGTGGCCTTAATCGCAGCGCCCAACCCCTTAAATGCCGAGGTACCTGTTTGACCCGCCTTCTTAAGTTTGCTTCCGGCGTCCGCTCCCGCCGTGCCGATACTCTCCGTCGCCTCGGCTGCATCATTCGCAGCATCGGCCACACCCTCCATTTGCTTTTGCAGTTGAGTGGTTGCGCTGAGTACCTCGCCTGTGTCCGCGTCAAACTCAAAGATGACTTGTTGTTTGGTTATAGCCATGACACCACGAGGTAAATAAGTGCAACACAAGCCGCCGCAAACGCGATCAAGTACGCGCCAGCGAGGAAGTAGTCAAGAGGGACGAGCCACCACGGAAGGGGCTTCCTCACCTTCTCCATTTGTAGGAGCATGATGGCCGAGGTGATATGCTGGGGGTCTTTCATTTAGATGTCAAGTTGTTGGGTGTTCACATGGCAGCGGGCCTCCAAGGTGTCTCGATTGACACGCCAGTCGTAGCCGTACAAGACGCAGCACGCTTCGCTTCCGTAGTCCGTGGAGGAGTTGTTAAACGTCACGATGTCGGAGTTTGACAAGAGGCCCGTGGGCGTATCGGCGCACACCTCGATGTCGTCCAACTTGCGGATGAGTTCCACCTGTGCCGTGCCCGGTGCGTTGGCGTCGTAGCTGATCGAGAGGATTCGGTAGTAGGTGTCTTTGATATAGATTTTGTCGTTGAACGACCAACCCTGCAAGTCGGCTTCGGTGAGGTTCATGTTGCACGACAAAACGCGGGCCTCGGTCGAATACAACTCCAGGACGTAGGTGGCCCAAAAACGGAAATACAAGGTGTTGGCTGGTTGGGCCGAAATTGGGTACATAGCTTGTTCCATCCCGTAGTTCAAGTCCTTGTCTCCGGGGTCGGGTTGGGGGACGTTGTAATTGGACATGGTCGGTATTTGCGTCATGGTAAACTGCGAACCCGACTCGTTGAGAATGTCCAAACTACCAAAGGTGTCACCGAGCCCGGCGTAGTACGCAATTCTTGGAGCTGGGTCTTTGATGGCCTTCCCGTCTTGTGTGATAAGCCGAAGGATTGGAGTAGGCGAGTTAGGCACCAAACTCAAGAGGTAGGGGGCGAACTTGGTCTTTACCTCGTTGACGCCCGTGGCAAACTCGTTGCCCGTGTCCGTCACCTCATATTGCCCGTAGACACGGTCCAAAGAGTCCTCCACCGCCTTTGTCACAAAGTCCTTTCCGCTTGAATACGTCCACCGATATTGAGCCGCTTGGAGGTCCGTTGTCGGCTTGATCACAACGTCTTTGCCGTAGTCCACCTTCGAGCTCCAGTCCTTCGTCTCTCCCCCTGCGATATAGTCCTCGAACGTCTCGATGTGGAAGTGTCCGGGCTTGAGCTCGTCAGGGATGAAGACAAGGTTGTAGAGTTTTTGTAACGAGGTGATATAGTCGAACTGCAGCATCTTTGGAGCGCTTGCCGCTACGTTAACCTCGTACCCTCCCAAAGGCGAAACGGCCGAAACCTCGAAAGATGTCCGGCGTCCTGACGAGAAATTGTTGTTCGCTTCGGCGGTCAAGGTTGCCCCGGCCTCCCTGTTTTCGATTTCGAGGTATAAGACGTCGTTGGCATTCAGAACGACCGGGCCGCTATATCCGCCATTCGCCGGGCTGTATTCTGTACGCCAGTCCCAACGGATCGAATCAAAAAAGTCTTGCTCCCAAAGGTTGTAATTGGCTCCCCCTGACGCCGGGTCTACAACTACACGAGCCGTCCAATCCCTGTTCTGAAAGGTTCCGTTGTGGTCTACGTCGACAAGTGCGTACACGTTGTAGAGGCCATTTTCGGGGACCGTGTATTTGTTGGACGGGTTGTCCCAGTTGCCGCCCTGATCGTAGCAATTCACCCCGTTGTCCACAAGGTCGACAATGGCCGTGGTGCTTGCGGCAATGGTTTGGTCACTTGCAAGAGTTGTCCGTGCGCTTTCGAGAAATTGGTCGTTTGATTCGACCACGGTTGACCCGTTGGCGTACATGACAAATTGGTCGTCAAAGTCACTGCCTTCGAGGTAGGTGCTTTCGTAGGTCAACCCGGCCGCGCTGAAGATTTTGTCGAGCAATGCCTTTGCCTTTACGAACAAAGTCAGTTGAGGCAAAGACAAGGGGCTGTCTTCAGTCCCAAAAGTGTCGGCCGTCCAGTTCTGACCAGTGTCGACAATTCCGTAGATGTAGTCGAGATTTCCAAGCCAAGACAACTGGACGTTGGTCAAGGTCAAGTCATGGTCGTAGGAACTCAAGTTGAGGTCAGAGAGATACAACCCTTCGAGCTCGCTCTTGAAGTCCACCGCTCCACTAAAGAAAACCAACTCGACCTCGGGGTATATCTCCTTGGTGAGGTAGACCGCCTTCACCTGAACGAACCCGTCCATGATGGGGTACGTTTCCGACAAGAGTTGAGCCGACAAACGCTGCCTCAAGTCCAACCCTCCCACCTCCGTCACTTGGTCGAGGTGGCCAAAGATGTCGACGTTGTTTTGAGTTAACGGAACCCGGAAGGACTGCGAGTAGCTCGCCAACGGGTTGTTGATTTTCTCGACGTCGGAGAACTGGAACTTGAGATTGACGGGTGCGTTCTCGTATAGTTCGACGTCTTGGTTGTTTATGACGAGTCTTAACATCGGACGTCTTGGGCGATTTCAACCGTGAGGGACACGTTGTAGAACTGCGACCCGGCGGGCTGGATCGTGAGGGAGTTGGTCTGGACGGTGACGGGCTTCCATACGTCCTCGTCCATGCGACGAATTTGTACGAGCCGCGACTTCATCAGAGAGTCCAAAAGGGCGCGTTGGTTCACGTCGAAGAAGTTCTCTTGGAGGGTGAATTGCTCCTTGCCTGTTTTGGCGAAGGTGTCGTACTGACTACCTGCCGGGTCAAACGAGAACGTGGAGCTGCCGTAGGTGCCAATGGTCTTGCGGTAAGTCTTGCCCTCGACGCTGATTTGTTTGGGCGCTCGTGTGTCGAAGCGGAGGTACTCCCATCCGCCGCGTGTGTTAATCCATGCGACCTGCGTAGCCGTGTTTCGGCAACCTCTCGTGTCGTCAAACACCACGCGGTAGGCGTTGCCGATTTGCCCTTGGTTTCCCGCGTCGGTGCGGTACAAAAAGAAGTTGATGTAGTCCGTCTCTTCCAATGTGAAAGGAACCGAGGCGTAGTTGCCCTCAAGGTTGGGGCCGCCAATAGGGATTTGCAGGAGCATCTCCGTTAAGTCGGTTCCGGTAGGCAGAACACCAACAGTGGCATCATAAGACGAGCCCGAATAAGGGACAAAGGTTCCTCGTATGATATACGTCCCCGTCCTTGCCTCTCCGATGTCGTCGCCGTCAATGAAGCTGACCACCATCTCCTCATCACGTCGTGCCCGGTGTGTGATGACGTTCGAGACAACGGGGCGTTCAGTCAAGAACCCGACGTCGTTTCCCCATAGGTAGTCGCTAAAACTTGGATGCAGGCCGTCGGCTATTTGTTGCGTGCCGTTTGTCACAATGACCTCTTCCGTGTCGTCCACGCTTCCCTCACCTGTTGAGTTGTCGTATTCTGCCACCTGAACCTGAAACCGCTGCATGGTAAGGCCGTCCATTGCGTCAGCAAGGAGGGCCGTCTTGTGTACGACCGTGCTGCCCGCCTTCAAAGGGTCTTCCAAGACACTCTCGGCAATGGGTGAGAGGTCAAAGAAGGCCACCCCTTCCGTGTTGGGCGTGAGGTAGAATTTGGCCACCTCAACGGGCGACCCTGCCGTGTAGACGCTGGAACGTTTGACGATAACCACGAACCTATCCGGGGTGGTGCCTGTGTCGTCGATGGAGAAGATGAGCGGCTGCCCAGCGGGGCGAACGTCAAAGCCGGGGTCGTCAAAGATTCTTGCGGCCATTTTATTTGAGTTTCACGGTGATGTTCCCCGTCTTGAAGGAGAGGGAGGAGAGGAGGTCTTTGACAAGGGCGTCGCCCATCTTGTCGGTGAATTGTGGCACGATGCTTTCGAGGGCCACGGAGTAGTACTTGAGGCCGTGGATTCCGTTGCGCTTGATGCTTCGGGCAATCATGTACGCGGCGCTGGCCACACGGTCGCCACCCCTTGGCCCAACCTTGGCAATGAACTTGCCGCTCTTGTCGCGCGGCTTGATGCCTTTTGCCCGCATCCATTCTTTGATGGCGGGCACGGGGAGTTTGGTTTCGTTCTTGTATGAGAAGGGGGCGTTCCGGTTCCGTCTGGTTCCGTTGACGCCCCAATGGATGAAGGCGGCGTAGGGGAGTGGCGAACCAAACTCCACCTTGCCGTCTCCGATTTTGTATTCGAGCGACTTCTGCAAGGAACGCGACGCGACGCCGTACGATCGGTTTTTTCCAATCTTACGGGAGCCGAGGGTTCGCTTTGCTGCAAGGTTTACCTCTTCGGCAAACTCCTTGAGCACCTTGTCGAAGTCGTCCGTCTTCACTTCGCCTTGCCGAATACGATGGCGTTCACGATGCGGCGGAGGACGTCCACAATCTTGTCGTCTTCAGTCGATTCGGTGAGGCCGGTGATAGTACCAGCGAGGGCGATAACGGCGAGGGCGATTT